GTAGATGAGAATGGTTCTCATTAGCATCTGTTAATGACTACAAAGTCAGTAGTGTGTGGGGCGATGATGCAGCCTATGAAGGGGACTAAGCTGATAGCTTTTACCTATGATGCCTGAGTCTAAGGGTTTTCCCTATGATGCACCAATGTAGTGCGTCTAAGGGTAAACACCTAGTGCACCATTTTAGTGCATCACCATACACCAGTGCATTGTTGCAGCGCAACATAGCAAATAGCATAGGCAATATCCATGCCAATCAAGAATTGTGCCAAGCCATAAAACGGCCTATAACGCAAAAACTCATAGTGCATAGGTATTGGTATTAAAAGAAATAGATTGTCGAATCCCCACAATATGAAATGTTATGGGCTTTGTTGGCATAGAATTTGCTATGTTATGCCAATAGAAATTGCCTATGAGTTTGTCTAAACCGATAGAAAAGTTTTTATTGACAACATAGAAAACAATGCTATAATTTAGCCATGCCAAGCAATAACGCAAAGCATACTAAAAAGGAAATAGCATCATGTACCCGCCATTAAAAGATAGTATCAAAGCATCGGAAGGCAAGTATTATGTAATTCGTAAAGCGTCATACAATGGGCGTACTACTGAAAAAGTAGAATGGCAAGTAGCGGAAAAACTGAATGTATCGGCTTACCATTCGTTACTAGGGCACACAACAAACCTTTGGCGGCTTGAGCGTGAATTCCCTACAAAGCGTGATGCCATGCACTGGTTGTATATTTGCGCTGGTGTATAATTCTATTTAACTTAAAAGGAACAACAAAATGACAATCGAACGTACATTCCAAGGCGCATACAAGATTAGCGCAATCGTTAACGGCTATCTCGTAACCAAGCAATACATGGGTTATACTAAGCGGGAAGCTGTCGAAGCATTCAAGGCTCTGAGCCGCTAGGCGAAAATTCTCTTAATGTGTCTCACCATTGGGGCACATTGGGGGCAATTTTGCCTTGCCGATAGGCGGCCTTTATTGGCCTTTATAGAAAGCATTCACAATGATACAAACACTTAACCAAAACTCTTTCATCCAAGCATTCGAGGATATGTTCAGAGATAAACAGTTTAGCCGCCGTGCCTTGATTTCCCTTTATGAATACTTTGACCAGTACGAACACGATACAGGAGAGCAAATAGAATTAGACGTAATCGCCATCTGTTGCGAATACAGCGAAGAAAGCTACAAAGACATAGCGGACAGCTACAATGTGACCTTAGACAGCCAAGACAGCGAAGCGGAGCATATCCAACAGGTCAAAGACTTTTTAGAGACTGAAACCATTATGGTCTCTGAAGATGACGGCATCATTGTTTACCAACAGTTTTAAGGGGCATAACATGAATCAGAACATTAGATTTTTTGTATACAATGATGATGCGATGGATGATGACCCAATTATTGAAGCCACAGAGCAAGAATTTTTAGACTATGATGGGGAAATCCATTACGAACGATTCACTGTAAGAGAAAATGGCTGCGCTCAAGTGTGCCTCACAAAATACCCTCAAGGAATGATAGAATGACCTATAAAAACTTTCTCGCCTCTGTCTTAATGGCTTGCCTGTTGGCCTTGCCTTTTGTCTTATATTTCGGGAGTATGACGCAATGATTGACCTATTTCTAAGCCCTTTAACGCTAATTGAAAAGGGAAAGCAACATATCAAATTAGCAGATGTGCAACAGGCATTGTTTGCAGCGTATGACCTAAAAAACGCAATGACTAAAGCAGATATGCGTAGACCTACGGAAAACGACAATATGGGCGAATGCCTGACAGAAATAATTGAGTTTTTGGAGAGTTTAGAAGCAAAAACCGAAACAAGGGGTTTATAATGTACTTAGTAAAATATGCCTCCAGTGGCATTGTAGCTGCAAGGTTTTTGCACCGGATAGACGCTAAAGATTTTATTCTGAACAATGAAGATTTAACGCTATCGGTTGGTTTATTTGTAATAGTTAAGGAATGGGCATAAAATGGAAGTTACAATTACACACGATGGGATAGAATGGCAGTGCTTTTACGAGTACGATGCGCCACAAGAAGCGGACGACACCGACCCGGCTATTCCCGGCATTGCAACAATTTTCCAAGTTTATATTGAGGGCAAGGGCGTGGAGCTTTACGACCATATAAACCCTAGCACAATACACGACTTGGAAGCCTTGCTGGAAGCGTCACATGAGGGCTTTTAAGGGCATTATTGAGGGCTTTATTGTCGTCTTGGCTATATTGGCAGCGTTTGCCCTTGGGCGGGAGTATTCGGCCTTTGAAGCGGAGCTGGAATATGCTCAGGCTAAAGGCCAATGCTATAGCACGGAAGCTAAAACCCGCTATGCGGCAAAGGACAGCGATGGGTGGGTGTGCTTTATTCAACACTGGGAGAATAAACGAAAGCCTAGAATAACCATGAGTAGGTTGACAATTGAATGACATTCACTATCTTTTTATCTATTCTTACAGGGATTGGCATTGTGTGTCTGCTTATAGGCTATTATATAGCGTTTAAACGGCCTTAAAGGGCTATTCCTGAGCTTTTATTGATTAACCAAGGGGTAGGGTGCTTGAATGCCTTAAAACCCCTTAAAACAAGGAAATATATGAAATGCGTTTGCTGCAACAAAAACCTTAGCGACTTTGAGGCTACACGCCGACACGCTTTGACCAATGACTTTTTGGATATGTGCAAAAGCTGCCTGAGCGAAGTGCAAAGGCTGTCACCATTGGCGACTAAAGACCGAATGGACTTAGACCACGAAGGGGAGGACTACGATGAGCCAGTGACCATTGATGATGACGACCACCCTTGGAGCAATGTTAAAAACAGTGTCGAAGATGAACAGCTTGGCCTATAAAGCCTTTATAGTCTATTAGTACCTACTATTGATATAATATATATAGAAACCTAAAAGCCTTTAAAGCCTTTATAGTCTTTAAAGAGCAAGAACCATGCCAACTACTAGCAACATCATGCTAAAAAAGGAAATATATGAAAGTAAAAGACGCTTTTTACACTGGGTTTGAGACCACAATTGAAGAAGAAGAAGCCCTCGCTGAAATGCACTACAAGACCACATTGAACAATGTTGCCTTTTTGGTCGTAAAACATGGAAAAGACAATGTATTGGCTGAAATTGATGCGTATTTAGCATTAAAAGACATTAAAGGGGACTAAATGCTTTTAGGTCTCATTATTATTGTTTGCATTATTAACATCATAGTGGAATAGCATATGTCAGAAAGTAAACTATTATCTAAAGGGCCATGTCCCGATTGTGGGTCGTCAGATGCTTGTTGCACATATGACGATGGACACACCCATTGCTTTAAATGCAATACAACAAAAGCTGGAGGTAGTCCCTCCTCCTATAGTCCGAAGGTTAAGGAAAAAGTTATGGAAAACATACAGCCGAAAGGCGAAATTAAGGGCATTCCTGACAGAGGCATTACACGCTCAAGTTGTGAACGCTACAAGGTTTACACCGAGGCCGACAAGCAGCATTACAGCTACAAGAATGGCATTAAGACAAGGGTTGTCGCTACTAAAGAGTTTTTTAGTACAGGAAAGCTAGACACATTGTTTGGTCAGGAGCTATTCCCTGCTGGCGGTAAAACTGTAACCATCACGGAAGGCGAGCTAGACGCTCTAGCGGCCTTTCAGATGCAAGGAAGCCTCTACCCTACTGTTTCAGTGCCAAATGGCGCAGCAGGGGCTTTAAAGGCTTGTAAACAGGCTTTTGAATGGCTAGACACCTTTGACCTAGTGGTGGTGTGCTTTGATGGGGATGAGCCGGGGATTAAGGCAGCAAGGGAAGTGGCAGACCTGTTCGCAGGTAAGAGCAAAATTATGAAGCATATTGATGGCTTCAAGGATGCTTGCGACTACTTGGTGGCAGGGAAGGGTAAAGAGTTTGTAAGTGCTTGGTGGAAGGCAGAAGAACACCGACCGGAAGGCATTGTCAGCGTCCATGACATTATGGACAGGCTGTTGGCTCCTCCAGTGGAAGGTGTGCCTTGGGCATTCCCGACATTGACGCAGCTCACCTATGGGCGGCGCAAGGGAGAGCTTTATGGCTTTGGTGCAGGGGTTGGGGTAGGTAAGACAGATGTGTTCACCCAACAGATTGCCTATGACATTGATGTGCTGAACGAGAAGGTAGGGGTTATTTACTTGGAGCAGAATGTCGTAGAAACTGCACAGCGAGTAGCGGGTAAGCTAGACAAGCGTCTGTACCACATCCCTGATGCTGGCTGGACACGAGAGCAATATGAGCAGAGCATTGACAGGCTAGACAAGCGTGGACAGCTGTATATGATGGAGCATTTTGGTGCTATGGATTGGGCTAGTGTGAAGAAAATCATTCGTTACTTCGCCAAGGCGTATGACATCAAGATGATTTATTTAGACCACCTGACAGCATTGGCAGCTAATGAGCAGGATGAACGGAGAGCATTGGACGGCATCATGGCAGACATGGCCTCCCTTGCACAGAGCGATGGGCTAATCATTCACTTTGTGTCTCACCTCACCACACCGGAGGGGAAGGCACATGAGGAAGGCGGTAGGGTGCTGGAGAAGCATTTTACCGGAAGTAGGGCTATTGCACGATGGAGCCATTATATGTTCGGCTTGGAGCGTAATAAACAGGCAGAAGACCCTGTGGAGCGTCAAACCACAACATTTAGGGTGCTGAAAGATAGGTTCGCCGGAAGTGCTACTGGTGAGAAGTTTGGAATATGGTATAATAGAAGTACAGGGATTTTAGAGGAGAAACCTCTTAATGTATTGGAAGAACTATGACTAAAGAAGTATTGAAACTTGCGCTTGAGGCGTTGGAGTTTATTCCTGAGAGTGGGTCTATGCTTGGTTCTCATGCTGAAGCGAAAAGGTTTGAAGCCATCACATCCATCAAAGCAGCCTTGGAACAAGAGCAAGAGCCTGTAAGTATTAAAAGATATTGTTCACAGTCTGAGCAAGAAATTGATGTATGGCCTTTCCCACCTGCTACAGGAGCTGTCCCTTGGACTAAACAACAAGAGAAAGCCTACCAGCAGCAGAAACAAGAGCAGCTCCCTGCTGCTCCCTTTTGAAAGAACGAAATGAACTTATACGAAGTATGGACAGAGCGAGGCACATACGAATACGAAGCAGAGAACGCAGACGAGGCTCTCGACAAGTATTATGGCGACTACAATGGTTCAGGCGACTACGAAGTTATGGTAGAATTGATTGAGGAGAACTTATGACTAAAGAAACAATCACAATTTCTAAAGAAGAACATACACAGCTTCTTGAAGACAGTCATTTCCTACAATGCTTACAAGATGCAGGAGTAGATAATTGGGACGGATATGATTTCGCCCAAGAAATGTACGATAGTGAAAAAGACCTTGAAGACGCTGAGGAAAACTAATGAAAGAACGAAATGAGGCTAATCTTAGACATTGAATGTAACCTAGCCCATACTAAAATATGGCTTGTATGCACGAAGAACATTGACACCGGAGAAAAGAAAACATGGAAAGAAGCAAGCAGCCTGTCGGACTATTTAAAGGACGCTACACTAGTTATAGGCCAAAACATATTGGCGTTCGATGCACCGATGTTGAAAGCTATTTGGACGATAGAGATAGCTACGAGCCTCTTGTACGATACATTGATAGTAAGTCGGCTGTTAGAGCCGAGCAGAGAGAATGGTCATTCATTAGAAGCGTGGGGAAACAGGCTAGGGACACAGAAGACAAGCTATAGCTCTGCTTGGTCGTGGTTGATGGGACGCAGGGAGGAATACAAAGGGGAGTGTTTTAATGCCCCCTCCCTTGGTCTCCTAGAAAACTATTGCCAGCAAGACTGTGAGGTGACACATAAGCTGTATGAGCATGAGCTTCAAGAGCTTGCAGAGAAGGGCTTTAGTGAGCAAAGTGTGCTGTTGGAGCACGAAGTTGCGACTATCATAGCGGAACAAGAACGGAACGGCTTTAAACTGGATATACCATATGCAACCTGCCTACTTACTGACATCAAAGGAAAATTGGATGCTTTATATGAACAAATGCAAGAACGATGGCCTCCTGTCGTTATTAAACGAACCAGCGACAAAACTGGAAAGCCTCTCAAAGATGGGTTGGCTTCTTTTAATCCCGGCAGCAGGAAACAAATTGGAGAAAAGCTCATTGAGCTTGGATGGAAGCCCGACAAGCACACAGAAAACGGACAGCCTATAGTCGATGAGGGTGTGCTGTCGAAGATAGACCTGCCGGAAGCAGCCCCCATTGTGGAATATTTGATGCTACAGAAGCGTGTGGCTCAAATAGAAAGCTGGTTGGAGGCTGTAGGCAAAGACGGAAGGGTACACGGCAAGGTGGTTACTAACGGAGCTGTAACAGGGCGTATGACGCACAGCAGCCCCAACATGGCACAGATACCGAATGCAGGGAGTGTTTATGGCCCTGAGTGTCGTGAATGCTGGACAGTCGAAGACGGACAGGTATTGGTAGGAATTGATGCTAGTGGTTTAGAGCTACGAATGTTGGCTCATTACATGAAGGACAAGAACTATGTCAGAACAGTATGTGAGGGAAGCAGCAAAGAAGGTACGGATGTACACACAATCAATCAACGAGCAGCTGGACTACTTACTCGTGATAGCGCAAAGACTTTCATCTATGCCTTTTTATATGGCGCTGGAGATGCAAAAATTGGTAGCATCGTTGGAGGAAACGCTCGAAAGGGTGGAGAGCTTAAGAAAAGATTTCTCTCACAGACACCAGCTCTAGCCAAGCTCATAGCTAGAGTAGCATCTTATGCTGCCAACGGCGATGTACCGGGCTTAGACGGAAGGAAGATTTGGATACGCTCTGAACACGCAGCCTTAAACAGCTTGCTGCAAGGGGCAGGGGCAATTGTTATGAAGAAGGCTTTGTGTCTTTTTTACAACAAATGCAAGGAAAATTCTTGGCCTATAAAACTAGTTGCTAATGTTCACGATGAAATTCAGCTTGAAACATCTGAAAAGTATGCTATAATAGTAGGTGAAGCAGCAGTGCAAAGCATTGTTGAAGCAGGGGAGCATTTTGGTCTTAGATGCCCCCTGAATGGAGAATATAAAGTGGGTAAGACTTGGAGAGATACACATTAAAGCTCAATCTGATGCCCCAACTGCGTAGCGGGAGGGAAGGTGCGTTGTTCGCACGGCAGCATCCCAGTAGTATAGTAAGCTGGATTTTATATAACAGGAGCCTTACGGCTCCGCTTAAAAGGAAACTTAAAATGACTGCAAAACCTATCTCAATCACCGGACAGCTGTACTACGCTTCTGACATGGTTCAATTTAACCAATACACAGAAGCCTCTAAGAAGTATTTGGTGAAGCTAGGAAACCTCTCTCCTGAAGATGTAGCTAAGGTGGAAGCCCTTGGTGTAAATGTCAGTAGCAACGAAGCTATGGGCCGCTATGTTACTTGTAAGAGTAACTTTGTTCATAAGCCTGTTGATGACGAAGGTAACGAAGTTGACCCAAAAACTATTGGCAACGGCTCTAAAGCCACTTTAATTGCAGCTCCTTATCCTTGGTCTTTTGCTAAGAAAAAGGGATTTGCTCTTTCTGCTGTTCGCCTTGTGGTTACAGAGCTTGTCACCTATGTGCCTTCTGCTAAGGTGGAAGAAGAAGCAGACATGGAGCTGTAATGGCTCTGCCTCCTAAACCAACGGAGGCTGTCATTGATGCCGACTTCTTGGTCTATTCCGTTGCCTTCTCATGTAAAGATGTAGAGGAACAATGGGCTAAGAATCGGCTCACTGAATGGCTGACCGACATGGTGTACATTCGTCTCAAATGTACTGATTACAAGGCGTTCATCACTGGTAAATCAAACTTCCGGTACTCCCTAGCTAAGACAGTGCCTTACAAGGGGAACAGGAAAGACGTAGAGAAGCCTGAACATTACGAGGCTTTAAGAAAGCACCTAACACGGCTGGAGGCTGTAACAACAGAGGGTGAAGAAGCTGATGATGCTGTAGGCATTGAAGCAAATGGCAAGAGCGTTTGGATTGTTCATGTGGACAAAGACCTAGACCAACTACCGGGGTGGCACTACAACCCTGTAAAGGACTTGGAATATTTTGTTACTGAAGAAGAAGGACTAAAGAGCTTCTATTTGCAAATGCTGACAGGAGACCGAATTGACAACATCCAAGGGCTTAAAGGCATTGGGCCTGTAAAGGCTGCTAGGCTGCTCAAGGGGCTGACAGGCGACAAGGAGATGTATGAGGCTGTTGTAGAGGCTTATAAAGCTGCTAAAGAGCCTGTAGAGCACATCTTAGAGAATGGACAGCTATTGTGGCTGCGGCGTGAGAAAGGACAGACATGGCAACCTCCAGCGTAAGGAAATATAATGGAGGGGAATGGACAGAAGCTAGGTTTAAGAGCTTTGTTGTCTCTGCTTTGCGAACAGCAACACAGAGGTGGCCTCCTAAATATGCTGTCTTAGATGCTGCGTTTACACAGAGGAAGACCAATGTGAAGACAGGGAAACTTGCTAAACACTTTGAGTGCAACGCTTGTAAAGACGAGTTTGTAGCTAAAGAGGTGCAGGTTGACCACAAGAATCCAGCTGTAGACCCAAAGAAGGGATGGCAAGGATGGGACACATTCATTGACAGGCTGTTCTGTGAGGAAGCAAACCTGCAAGTGTTGTGTAAGCCCTGCCATGTCATCAAGAGTGCTAAGGAAAAGGAACAAAGGAAGAAACCATGACGAAACTATTTATTGCGACAGATTATGACGATATGGATGAGGACGATGTAATAGATGACCAAACACTTTCATCAGGTGCTACAGAATTAGAAGCGGTAGAATCATTTACAAAACTTGTAAAGAGAACGCCTAAATTTGTTTACGAAATTGTTAATAAAAAACAAGTAACCACTCAAACACCAAGATATAGTTTTGTATCGGAGTAAGAACATGGCATCTATATCAATGTGTGAAGGGCATGGTTGCCCAATTAAGATGGAATGTGCTAGGTTTACCTCTAAAGCCTCTGAATGGCAGCCATTTCTTGTTGTCTCCCCTTATGACCATAGGTTAAAGGAATGTGAGATGTTTATTGACAATACAAAGGAAGCAGCATGACAAATAAGTTTACATTTAAAGAAGAAGACGACATTGAGAACAAGGACATCACCTTTGTCGTAAGTTACGAAGATGGCACTCCTTGGCCTAAAGTGCTACAAGACTTTATCTTCTTCTTAGAAGCAACAGGCTATGTCGGTGTGCATAAGAAGGTTCGTATTGAATATTCTCCCTTCCGTGAAGAAGGCTGGCATGGAGAGTATTACGACAATGAAGAAGAAGACATCTTGGCTTGGGAAAAAGAATATGAAGAAGACAAGTGGTTGCAGCAACACCTACGAGAAACTAACGATGAAAATCCTAGTAATTCCTGATACCCAGTGTAAGCCGGATACGCCTACCAAGCACCTGACATGGGCTGGTAAGGCTATCTGTGACTACAAACCCGACATTGTTATACACCTTGGAGACCATTGGGATATGCCTAGTCTCTCAAGCCATGACAAGGCAGGTAGCAAGTATTTTGAAGGGAAACGCTACCTAGCAGACATAGAGGCTGGTAATGTGGGCATGGAAGCCCTCCTAGCCCCTGTTAAAGCCTTGCAGAAGACGCAGAAGGAGAACAAGCACAAGGTGTATAAGCCTCGTATGGTGTTCTTGAGGGGAAACCATGAGAACCGCATTGTACGAGCCATTAATAACAACCCAATGCTAGAAGGACTGATGACGTATGACCATTGCAACACAAAAGATTGGGAAGTACATGACTTTCTTAGGCCAGTGTTTATTGCTGGTGTTGGGTTTTCTCATTATTGGCCTGTGGGTGCAATGGGTCGTCCTGCCGCTTCTCCTGCTGCAATTATTAGTAAGCTACATATGTCTTGCGTGGCGGGACATCAACAAGGAAAGCAAATAGCATATGGAAAGCGAGCTGATGGTAAGCCTATTTGTGCTATTGTTGCTGGCAGTTATTATCTACATGACGAAGATTATATGGACAATCTTTCTAACAGGCATTGGCGAGGACTAGTTGTCCTTAATGATGTGCATGATGGTGGGTTTGATGAGATGCTGTTGTCTATTGAATACTTAGAACGCAAATATGGACTTGAGTAACAAACAATATATCTCTCTTTCTTCCTTATCGAATGAAGATGGAGTTTATACTGTTCTTTGTCCTTGTGGTCAAAGACATCGACATAGTGAGAATAGTAATAAACCGTTTTTAAGAGTTAGTCACTGTGACTTACATATAACTTATTGGGTTGTACCTACAAAGGAAAATAATGAACAAAGCACAATATAAAGAAAGCTGCTCTCGACTAGGAGTGCCATATTATGAAGAAGATTATTATGAGAAAACACGAGAATATATCCGTAGCATATTGGAGCAACCCATGAGCGAGAAAGAGGAAAATAAAACTTTTGGTGTTAAGTTCGACATGGGCAAGCCTCAGTGGTCTTTAGTCCCTCCGGGGCCAATGGAAGAAGTTGTAGAGGTGCTCACCTATGGTGCTAACAAATATAGCCCTGACAATTGGCAGCACGTTGATGACCCTGACACTCGTTATTTCAATGCTGCTATGCGTCACATTTGGGCATGGCGACAAGGAGAGCAATTTGATGCTGAAAGCCATAAGAGCCATTTAGCACACGCTGTGTGTTGCTTGCTGTTCCTGTTGGCTTTTGATGAAGACGCAGAAGATGACAGTGCTTTTTGAGGAACTAAAAGAGAAGCTAGAAAGGCTTGATGAGATTTCCCTGCTGGAGCTGTTGAATGTCAGCAGCAGAGACCTCATCAATGCCTTTGCAGATACAATAGAAGATAATATGGACAAGTTTTTAAAGGAAGTAGAATGACCCCCTATCAAACATGGATTGCTAAGAGCCGTTATGCTCGGTTTTTAGACAACAAGGGACGGCGAGAGCATTGGCCTGAAACAGTAGCTCGTTATTTTGATTTTATGTCTAAGCACCTGAAAGACAACCACAGCTTTGTTTTAGAAGATGCTTTACGAGCAGAGTTGGAAGAAGCAGTTGTTGGTCTAAATGTTATGCCATCAATGCGTACTTTAATGACAGCAGGAGAGGCATTGGAGCGTCAGAACATTGCTGGCTACAATTGTGCGTATATGCCAATTGACGATGTAAAGAGCTTTGACGAGGCAATGTACATTCTTCTGTGCGGAACAGGTGTAGGCTATAGCGTGGAGAATAAATATGTTAGCAAGTTGCCGGAGATTCCTGACACTCTATTTAGTAGCAACACTACTATTGTTGTATCCGACAGTAAAGAAGGTTGGGCTAAGGCGTTGCGCCAACTGCTTGCACTCCTTTATAGTGGGGAAATTGCTAAGTGGGACATCTCCAAGGTACGACCTGCGGGAGAACGCCTCAAGACTTTTGGTGGTCGAGCTAGTGGGCCTGAACCGTTGGTGGAGCTTTTCAAATACTGTGTGGCTAAGTTCAAAGGGGCAGCAGGACGAAAACTCACAAGTCTTGAAGCCCACGACATTCTTTGTAAAGTCGGCGAGGTGGTTGTTGTTGGTGGCGTACGTAGAAGTGCTATGATTTCCTTGTCTGACCTGTCTGACCACAAGATGGCGACAGCAAAGGCAGGAAATTGGTGGGATACTAACGGACAACGTGCTCTTGCAAACAACAGCGCAACCTATGTCACTAAGCCGGATGTGGGTGAGTTTATGCGTGAATGGACAAGTATTTATGAAAGCCATTCAGGTGAGCGTGGAATCTTTAATCGAGAGGCTTCAGAGAAGCAGGTAGCAAAGAATGGAAGACGTGAGACAGGACACGAGTGGGGTACAAACCCTTGCTCTGAAATCATCCTGCGTCCAAACCAGTTTTGTAACCTAAGCTCTGTTGTTGTGCGTAGCTATGACACACAGGAGAGCCTGTTGAAGAAGGTGAGACAAGCAACTATTCTTGGTACTTTCCAAAGCACCTTGACGAACTTTCCATATCTGCGTAAGACATGGAAAAACAATACGGAAGAAGAACGCTTGTTAGGGGTGTCAATGACAGGTATTTTAGACAACGCTCTGTTAAATAACCCTGACGATACTCGGTTACCTGCTATTTTGGAGAAAATGAAAGATGCGGCTGTTGAAACAAATAAAGAATTTGCTTCTCTACTGGGAATCAATGCTTCTGCTGCAATTACAGCTATTAAACCTGAAGGGACGGTAAGTCAGCTCACAGGTACTTCTAGTGGTCTTCATCCGCAGCATAGCTCGTTCTATGTGCGCCGTGTGCGCAGCGACAATAAAGACCCCCTGACAACCTTCTTGAAGGAACAGGGATTTAGCTGTGAGCCGTGTGTCTTGAAGCCTGACAGTACCAGTGTGTTTAGTTTCCCTGTTGCTGTTGCTGATGGAGCTGTGTTGCGAGAGGAACTTAACGCCATCCAGCACTTGAAGTTGTGGTTGTTATATCAGCGTCACTACTGTGAGCATAAGCCTTCTGTTACAATTTCTGTAAAAGAAGCTGAATGGCCTGAAGTTGGAGCATGGGTGTGGAATCATTTTAATGAGATTACTGGTGTGTCTTTCCTTCCTATGGATGGAGGAACATACAAGCAAGCTCCTTATACGGAATGCACAGAGGAGGAATATCTAGCTTTATTGGCTAGTAATCCAAACACCATTGAATGGGAGAAGTTTATGGAGAATACAGACAATGTTGAAGGGGTGCAGACCTTGGCCTGTGTTGCTGGTGTTTGTGAGATTTAATGGACAAAAAAGAAAAAAGAGCTAACTACTATCTTCGTAATAAAGAAAAAGCAGTTGCTCAAGGTAGTGCTTGGTATCGAGCTAATAAAGAAAAGACATTAGCTCGTTCTAGGTTACGACTAACAGGGGTGACACAGGAACAGTATGATGAGGCACACTTGAAACAAAAAGGTGTCTGCGCCATCTGCTCTTGTGTTTGTTCTACAGGTAAAAAACTATCTGCTGACCATTGCCACACAACAGGAGTCTTTAGAGGTCTTTTATGCGGCAAGTGTAACAAAGGACTTGGTTTATTTAATGACAATTTAACATTAATGGAGAAAGCTATGGACTATTTAAGGGAACACAATGATTCCTAAAACCTTCCAGCTAGTAGGTTGTAAGTGGACAGTGAAAATAGTGAAGGACATGACGGATTTAGGCCGTTGTGACCCCGCTACATTTACTGTCTATATTAAGGAAGGTTTAAACCCCTCGTATGCAGAACAAACCTTCTTCCATGAGCTGACCCATGCCATTATGTTCTCTATGGGTCATAATGACCACGATGAGGTGTTTGTTGACGCTTTCGGTGCTTTGTTGCATCAATTTAATAGGAGTAAGAAATAATGCAAATTGATTTTGACTGGATTTCAGGACTAGCTGTTGGCATTGAAGCAGGAGCTGCTTACGAGATGGATGACGATGGGAACATTGATGACAGCTCTGTGGTAGAGAACATCACTGTCTCCCTTGGCTTCTTCCGAATGGAGATATACTTCGGTGGAGGTGATGGAGGGAACCCTGTAGAGAAACAGGCATAGCATTTGCTATTCGCAAACAGCAAAAAGCCGCTAGAGGGTATTTCCCTTTAGCGGCTTTGTTGTTTGTGGAGGCGACTATTGCTTGCTACGAATCTCCATGATTTTCTCTAAGGTTCGTCCACCGAAATAGGCAGACATCACCAGCATTCCCCATTGACCTAACAGCTCAACATAGCTTGCCTGTGCGTTGTAGCCAAAGGCAGACATCATGGCAAAGAGGAAGTAACCCACGAAAATAGCTACAAGAGCCATAGGTCGTATGTTCTTAGACAGCCAGCTGTCAGAAGCCATGTCAGCGTCCCAACGCTCAGAGACCCCTGCCTGTTCGGTCTTGTAGAGGTCAGTTTCGTTAGCCATCTTAGCCAGCTCTCCGCTTTGAGCAAGAACGGCTAGGTCTAGTTGTGCCTTGGCCTTGGCTTCAGGGTCGGGAATGAGCTTGTCGATGAGCTTCCCACCAACAGCTAAAAGTCCTGTAATATCAAACATTAGTGTCCTTTCAATTCTAGTATGCCCCAACCAACTAGGGCAAATATAGCAGCTGCAACAAGGACACAAAGAGCCATTGTCACAACTTCGTCTATTTCATTCTTCCTATTCTGTGCTGCTTTAGCGTCCAATATCTCTTGCACCTTACGGCGTTGAACAAGGCTGTTACGCTCCTGCACTATCTGACCCCATAGAGCACTCTGTCCCTGATTGATGAAGTGCCATTTAAGCTCCTCCTCAGCCTTGTTAAGCTCATGGAGCTGCATCACTGTGCTCATGGCTTGACTAGTGTCAGAACTATACTTCTTTTTGGGGTCTTTAATAGCCTCCTTCGCTACAGCGTCCTTGGCATCAAAGAACTTCATAACATCATGCGTTATGCCCTGAATGTCCTTCCCCATCTTTATAGCAGCTTGTATCCCTTTTATAGCCCCCTGTGCTACAGCAAAAGCAGTTATTGGGTCTATCATATATGCCTTATGTTTTCTTTACTATAATAGTCCATTGACATATCTTCCCATCCTTTATGAACTCATTAGCCCCATAAGTAGAGCTAGGCTTAATCTCTCTGCAAATAAGCACTAGCTGCTGCTGTGTATTGGGCCAAGGAGCTTCTGCTGAGACAGGAACTATCAACCGTATTTAGCCTTAGAGAGCTGGAAATATTCTTTACTCACGGATAAACCTTTCTATCAAGCTCTATATGAGGCCCGTCCTTGAACCCTTTGAAGGTTCCACCCCAGACTAAAGGAATGTTAAGCTCCTTAGCCACACCGAGGATGTGCTGTGCAAGCTCCTCATACTTGTGGAACTCCCATGAAGCCTTCCCATCAATGAGCACACAGACATCCACAGCTTTTCCTGTTAAATGTCTGCTGTTCATGGTCTTGCTCTTACCAGCCGCTACAAGCTCTTTCTGGCGTTCTAGGGTGCGTAGGCCGTCTGTGATGCTGAAGTCGTAAGGAGGGGCTTCTATGGCCTTGTGCATCACCTTCTGTAGGTCTTCATGCACACAGGCTAAGAAAGCCTCGCTTTTAGTACCAAAGTTCATTTCATTCCTCCGGGAGCAGACATCATGCCACTAGCTCCAGCAATGTAGTTAAGTAAGTCAGTGTTAATCCGAGGTGTGTAACGAGTACCTGAAGCAATTTCTTTAGAAAGGTTGGTCACTTCATTACTCTTTGCCAAGTTCCGTAAGAAACCTGCTCCATAAGCTGTTCCTTGTAGACCCGCAGCTAATAAAGGGCTTCCTGCAAGAGCTGTTGCTGCTGTTGCTCCTCCACCAATAAACATACTCTTACCAATCTGTAGATTAGCCAACATACTAGCAATCTTATCCGCAGTGGAAGATTTCTGAGCAGCTTTAATCATCTCCTGTTCCGATTTAGAGAACATATTAAACTCTTTCGAGTTTATAAGAGAAGTAAGTTTAGTTTGAATTTCTCTAGCTTCGCTCCGTCCGGGTTGACCAGCCGTTGTCTCTGCTTTAGTAAGAATGTTCTCAAAGATGTCTGCTTTACGAGACTGCTTCCAAGCCTGTCGTGCTTCAGTAGTTAGTTTCATTGCTTCCCCTGAATCAGCAGCACCTTTAACAAAATCAGCAGGTTTTAGATTAGACACGGTATCATCTATCTTCTCTACTACTTGACCAGCTAGGCGTTTAAGCGTGTCGCTAGAGTTTCTATCACGAGCAACGCTAGAAGCAACACTACGCATCTTCTCTGCAACTTGCCATGTTACAGGTTGGTTTGAAGCCATTGTCTCAAGTTTACCAATCAAGGCCATAACTTCTTTATCGTCTGCTGCTGCACTGGTTGGGGTTACTCCTTCTTTTGCAAGAGTAGCTCGTAAATCACCGAGACTATTAGTAATGGTTGTTGGTTGTAGGGTTACACCAAGGCTGTTAGCTTTCTCGTAAATAGCTCCTGCATTATCACGAACTGCTTGAGGAGTAGGCAAGCCTTTTGCATCTCTTGTGCGGAACACGGTTTCAGCAAGTTTTCCACCTAGTTTCAATGCCCCACCTGTTGCAAGACCTGTAGCACCTCCAAAAGCTGCTGCTGTTCCTTGGTTTTGGTCTGCACTTCCTGCGCCATAAAGAGCACCTTGAATGGTGGGGTTGACAACTTCAGGAGCAAGACCAACATAAGGAGAAACTGCTTTAGAAACAGCTGCAAGAGGACGAGCTAATGGGTTTGCAAACGCACCAGCCACTTGACCAGCAAAACGACCACCTCCAGCCTCTGCGTCTCGTTGTTGTTGAGCTGCTAGGGCTTCTTCATATGTCCCTTTTCCTTGCATCTCATCTACTTTAGCAGCTAGTTTGTTAGCAGTACCGAAGGTCATAGTGTCTACAGCACCACGAAGTACATCTTCAGCAGTTGATAATGCCTTCTTACCTGTTTGGACAGCACTCTGACCCATCTGCTCTGCTTGAGAACCGGGCAGAGGAGCAGAAACATCTTCACCTAAATGAGTTCTAATTTTAGTAAGAGCTTCTTCATTAGACAATGTTTCAGGGAGGTCAAAGAACTGACCATTATATTCATAAACTTTACCCATATATTTCCTTATTTAAGTTTAATAGGGTTTGCTGCTGTCCCTGCTGTTGGTTCGTCTTTATAATAAGGGTCTACGCCTTGTGATTTTCTACGGCTGTCGATACGGCTTTTAAGTTTATTTTGAGCTGTATTGATAGCGTTATTATATTTAACCAATGCTTCTTGTGTTGCTTTAGTGTCGTTTCGACCATAAGAAGCAATAAGTGCTTTAGCAAAACGCAATACGTCAGCATCTGTCTGTACACCTTTTTCAGCACTAACTTGCAGATTAACAGCACTATCCACAGAGCTTTTCAAGTTTGCATAAGCCCTGCTTTCAGGAGTGGAGTTTCCTGTAGCATTATCTGCATCATATTTCATGTTACGGATTGGCCCAAGCATCAAAGAGGATTGACCTGTTTTAGGGTCTGGAGTAACAGAAGAAATAGCAGCTTTAAGAACCTGCTGTTGCGCCCCTAATGTATCTACTTGAGCTAAGTCAGCATCTTCACCTTTTTGCAAGGAAGGTGCTAATGGTTTATTAGCAGCTGCTGCTTTCTTATCTTCAGCCCGAATTGCCGCCATCTCTACGGCAGTATCTCTACGCATCTGTGCAATTTCACGAGCAGTGGCTCCTGCCAGTTTAGCTGCTTCAATACGAGCATCTGCTGCAATTTGTGCTGTTTGAACACGACCTTCTTGAGCATCTCTACGAGACTGTGATGCTTGCAAAGCTGCAAACACTTTGTCAGGGCTTCCATACTTAACCATAATGCCCATTACATCTTGCTCTGTAGCATTGGCAGGGAGTGCTGCTAGTTCTGCACGAAGTTGCTCCTCTTGACGAGCTGATACTTCTGTCTTTGTTGCGTCTGCTACATTCTTCCGTGTAATGGCTTGTGACTGCACCATTTCTTGAGCTTTAGCAAAGGCTTGCATTGCCTCGCTTCCATAGCCTTTAGCCTGAGCTGCTTGCCCCGCTTGCATGAGTCCTTGAGGTGTGGTTGTGTCAAACTGCTGGAGAATAGCCTGTAGGTCAGAAGCCTTCTTCATCTCAGGGTCTTCTACACCTAATAGACTGGCAATGCCTCCTCCAAGCTGGCTACCTGCCATGTAGAGGCCACTCCGTGCCCTATCAAAGCCATAAGGGTCATTGGGGGCGGTCTGTCCATAAGCATCTGCTGCTTTAGATAACGCTGCTTGTCGTCCTTGTTGTAGCTCGTAAGGGGAGCTTCCAAATAAACCTGTTGTTGCCATATTATTTCCTTAACTGAGCCAAGAACCGAGTAAACCACCCAAGCTACCAATTACTGAAGGGTTAGAAGCAGCCCCTTGAAGGACAGACTGCCAAGGGTTGTACGCATTAGCCTGAGCCTGTGAAGCTGTGCCGATGTTAGACAACACACCTGCCTTATACCCTGCATCAGCACCAGCAGTGCCTAACGCCTGACTTACAGCCATAGGAGCAGCAGCTTGGCCTTCTAAGCCTGAAGCAACACCAAAGGCAGCCTTGTAGGGGTCGTATGCAGCCGATTGAGCACCATATGTGCCTGACAGGGTGTTGAGGCCTGTACCAACCAAACCAGCACCAAACTGAGTGGCTTGTCGTCCTTGCTCTTGTGCTTGAGCAGCTAGTTGTGCGTTCTGTTGTGCAAGAGCGTTGTAATAGGCTTGAGCCTCTGGGTTAGCAGAGCCGAGGTTTCCACCCTGTGCTACAGACAAACCAGCTCGTCCTGTGTTCTGTAGGTTCTGCTGTAGCTGTCCATACGAATAGTCACGAGAAGGCTGCAACAGGGCTTGTTGGCTTGCCATGTAGTCCTGAGCAGCTTGCTGTGGGCTAGTAGCTAAATATTGATTGCCAAGGTTGAACAGGCTCTGAACAGCTTGTGACGCAGGAGCTGTTGCCATTGCTCCCTGTCCTGCTTGGCCTAAGTAGCCTCCTGCTTGCTGAATGGCTCCTTCTCGCATTGCTGCAACATCAGGGGCAGCTTGGTAGCCAGCTCCAATGAGTCGTCCATTAGCATCGTAGTTGTACCCGCTTTGACCAAACCTAGAGGTAACTCCTACAGGTCGAAACTGAGCACCTGCCGCAGCTCCAAACTGCTGTTGAGCAGCTGTATTAGCTGCATTGGTGGCACTCTGTCCGCCTAGATAGCCTCCTAATGCGTTTAGGAGACCCCCACCAAGTGTACTAGTAGCTGTATTGTCTATTGCCATATTATTCCTTAAAATGAGGTTCCGGTGCGACCTGTGTCACGACCCATACTATCTCGGTCTCCTGTGTTGCCATAGCCGGGGCTGTCACCACCGAAGCCTCCACCTCCGCCGCCTTGTTGTCCTTGTGCTGTGGCAGGGTCTACACCCATTGGGTTTGCAGCAATACCTGCTCCTGTTGGAGAAGTAACTCCATATCCGCCGTTTGCTACAGAAGTTCCATAACCACCGCCGCCGTAAGATGGGTCAGCAGCAATTAAACTAGCTAGGCGTTCTTGGTTTGCTCTTGCTTCAGCTACTGTTGCGTATGGGTTTGAAAGCTGACCTACTAAACCAGCTATAGAAGCACCGGGCAGGAATCCACCAAGTAAACCTGAATAATTGCTTAAACCTAGCGACAGATTACCTAAAAGTGTTGATGGCCCTGCTCCTGCCATTGGGCTTTCACTTCTAAAGCCTGCTTCTTGCATCTCCCCACGGTTTCCACCGCCGCTTCCTCGTGTCTGTGGATATAGGTCTTCAAACAAACTACCAACAACGCTTTGCGGAACAACAGCTGTTGGAGCTGCATTTACAGGAGAATAACCATTTTGGCTATACCATTGCTGCAAAGCCTGTTGATACTCAGGAGTTAATGTCCCTGTAGTGGTTTGCTGTGTCTGAGGGTTATATGTTTGTTGTTGAGGAAAATACATAGCATAGGCATCTGCCATTGCCTTCAAGTATTCAGGGGTAACGCCGGAGCTAAATAGTTGTGCCATGTTTATGTCTTAATAATGAAGAAGATACCAAGGGAAGGCTGTAAGTTTGCATCAGTACCAGACACACCTTCTGAGGAATTTGTTGTTGCTACAGTGATGCCAGTAGATGCTGAACCTGTAGTTCCTGAACCACCTGACCCTAATCCACCTGAACCAGAAGCACCGGGAGAGGCGGGGATAGTATACGAGTGTGCGTGAGTTGGGTCTGTAACTGTAGATGTTGCTGTATGTGTGTGTGTGACAACAACAGCATCTTTAGAACCTAGTGTCTGCGCTGCTGTGTATAAACCACCTGCACCGATAGGGCTACGGTTGTTGAAGTTGGGCAGATTAAAAGTTGTGCTTCCATCTCCCACTCCGTAAGAAGTTCCAAGGAGGGCAAACAGAGCAGCATATGTGCTGCGACTAACAGCTGTTCCAGCGCACAACAAGAAGCCTGTAGGGGCTGTTGCTGTGGGCCACATTGTAATGCTTCCTGATGGGGAGGCATTGGCAATAACAAAAGCCGTAGTAGCTAGTTGTGTTGTGTTAGTACCTAAAGAAGCTGTTGGAGCAGCTGGAGTTCCTGTAAAGGTAGGAGACAAGCTATTAGCCTTTGTAGCTACAGCCGTTACGAGGTTATTAAACTCAGCATCTAGTTCAGTTCCTTTAACAATCTTTAGGGCATTGCCAGTGGAGAGACTGTCCTTAGATGCAAAGTTTGTACTTTTTGTATAATCTGTCATGTGTGTCCTTAAACAATCTTTCCATTTTTAATTGAGTGCTTATCAATATAAGCTATTGCTTTTGTTAAAACTAGTATAGATTCTTTTAATAATCCGATACCTGCATTACACCCATGACATAGAAGTTCTCTTACTTTACCTGTATCATGGCAGTGGTCTACATATAATTTTTGTTTTATTGCTTCTTGTTCATCAATTCCACAAATAGCACACTTATGGTTTTGTGCTATAAGAAGCGCTGTGTGTTCTTCTCTTGACATCCCATAAGATTGTTTTAAATGATAGTCTTTTCCATAGTCTCTCATTTCTTTCTTACGTTCTACAGTCATTGGTATACTTCGTATACAAGTTTTACAAATAGTTTTATGTTTACACTTCCTATCTGATGTCTTGTAATACTCTGTAATAGGCTGAATAACACCGCACTTCTTACAACAATATGTCATACAATCTTCCCTGCCTTTGCGTGTATTTCGATTTTTTGGATACTTAAAGCACTTCCATAAATTTCGCTCTCATACCCTGTCTGTATTACCTTGCCGCTTCCTGTCGGATAAGCTACAATAGTTGTTAATGAAGTTCCGTCTGTATACTCACCAATATTATACTCTGAAACTCCGTAATATGCAACACTTTGTGTAGGAATTTTCACATTTTGTGCATAATAATTACCAGTGAAGTCATATCCCCATTTAACTGTTACATATTGGTCACTACCGCCAATAACTACTGTTGATAGTTTCTTCAATACTGTAGTTACAGAAGGTTGTCCAAGGTCGGTGTGGTTAGTAAAGTATTGAAACCGATAGCTGGCTGCATTGTCTAAATAGCCTGTATATTTACCTACATAGCCAGCCTTACCGATTAATAGGCTTCCATCCCTACGACTACAGAAACAAGCAGGGGTAATACTATCCCAAGTTGTAACTCGTGCACTTCCGTCCTGTAGGGCCTGTTTTAGGTCGAAACAATACACCATGCTTAGGGAGGGTACGGTGAGTAGATAGAAGCTCTCTAAGGGGCTGTATACGCTCTTTACGAGGCTTAAATCAGTACCGTCTAATGCTCGCATCAAGTCATCACGGACATTCTTGCTCAAATCACGGAATGGAGCACTTTTCTCCTGAATGGTTCGCAGGATGCTTCGTACTCCTGTCTTAGACAAGAAGATGACATCGGTTCCTGTATTCTGCACACTATCTCTAGCAATGCAGCCGATACCAGTAATTGTATCAGACAACACCATCGTTGAAGGACTATTTGCACCTGAATATACTAATATATTTTCAGTACCAAGAATAAATAAGAAGTCATTATGTGCAGCAAGGGCAACAATTGTGTCATTACCGTTAGGCCACACAGTTGTAACATCTAATGTTCCAGCACTTCCTGTAGCATATTTCTGAGGGCTTGAAATGTCGCTCCACTGAATAAGACTCTTATCGGTGGTTGTGTCTACATTCCATACACGACCAAAAGCAGCTATACAGAAGTTGGATTGCTGAACTGTACCATTATAACCTGAAAGTTCACTAATGCGTCGATAGGTTGTGGTTGATAATGCAGCATCAAATACTAAAGGGTCATGGCCTCGTTGGAAGGCATATGCTGCTCCTCCTAGATGACACACGCTCCAATTATCTCCTGTAATGGTTGGAGCTGTACCGCCTCCTCCGTATGTCATTTCTACAAGAGCACCGCTGTCTAGCTTAAACACCTTGTTATTACCAGCAGCCATTGTGTATGGCGTACCGTCATCGCTAATATGCTCTGCAATTGTCTTAATTGTCGCACCATTAAGAGGAGTGCTAGTTGTGTTCTGTGGAGACCATCCCTTACGAGCACCAATACGACCAAACTTATCAATCACTGCATTATTAGCAACAAGAGCAAAACCAGAAGCTAGGTCTAAGCTGCTGTCTTGTGTGTTTAGTCCAAAGAAGCCGGGAGCTGTAATGCTATAAGTTTGTATATTTTGTGTCACTTATACTTCTCCAGATATTCTATACATTTGGATAATATCAGAATTGAATCCCGTGCGTGTCCTAATGCTGTATTGCAATGTTGACATATAAGTCCTCTTACCTTTTCTGTTTTATGGCAATGGTCTACAAATAGCATTTCTTTAGGAACATCTTTTGAATGTGTTTCACAAATAGCACATTTAAAGTCTTGTTCTTCTAGTTTCTTATCATACTCATCTAGACTTATACCATAACAATGTTTTAATTGTTTTCTTCGTTTCCTGAGTTTGAATTCCTCAGCAGTTAAGTTTTCTTTTAACTTTTCATAGGCATAACGCTGGTTTGTATTATGACAGTCTTTGCAGTTTTTTAGAAAACCACTTTTTTTGCTCTTTGATTTGTGAAATAAATGTTCTTCTTTATTTTCTTTACAAGTAGCACAACAAATCATGCCCAATTCCAGCTGTCTAGCTCGTTATATCGGCTTTGTTCAATTGCAATGTAGTCTGCTAATGCACTCTTGAACATTCCGTATGCTTCGCTATTTGTTAAGCCGCCATCCTCACCACGCTCCACTAAAGACCGAGCAAGAGCCAACAGAATGACAGGTTCTTTAGGAACAATCATCGTGGCTGCATCAGTTGTCAGTTCATTCTGTGGCTGATAAATGTTGAAGAAGATTTGATATACACCATCAGGGATAGGGAACAAATCAACCTGAGTGTCTCCGTTACTATCTACACCGTTGAAGTTGAAGTAGTTAGGAGGGCCTTTCTGAGGAGAAGCACTGCTCAAGAAGCTCTGAGTCATACTAATACCGTCACGGCTTTCTAAGTGATAGCGGTTGGTATTGTTATAAATCTCAATAACTTTGAAGCGAGAGCCTGTACCTACTAGGGCGTAGTTGAAGATGCCATCAGAGGTGTTAGCTGTCAAAGTTGTTGTGAGAGCGTTCCAATCGTAGGAGTCTTCAACTTGTCGTTTAGCATCGTTTACAAACTTACCGACCAGTTTAGATAGAGCGTTCTCGTTGACAGTGGTAACTTCTGGCTCACGCAAGCGAACAAGAACATCATTCACTAGGGATAGGAAAGTTGGTAAAGCCATGTTTATTTCTTCTTAGGTTTGCTTTTACCTGCCTCTGAGAGGGCAATGGCAATTGCTTGTTTTGGATTCTTAACTACAGGGCCACCTTTGCCTGAATGGAGGGTTCCCTCTTTGTATTCCTTCATGACCTTCTCTGTCTTTGTTTTAGCTTTATGGGTCGCTGTACGCTGACCTCGCATTGGCATGGCTTTCATATGTTTCCTTTATTTAATTCCGTGTGCGAATAAAAACTCTTTGAGAATATAAACTACTCCCAATATCCCCATCCAAACCAGACCAACTAGTGTCTTCTCAATGATGGCTTCTCGTAACTTAATGCTCTGAGCTTCTTTCCTAATGGCTAATCTCACCCATTGCTGTTCTTCTTCAGTGAGGTGAGAGGAGCTTTTTAATGCTTCTGTTAGGTCTTTAATTAGTTCTAGGCGTTCATCTGAAGTCATGGCATTGCTGCCTTGATTTCATCGGGGGTTGTAGCAGCGTCAATAGCTGTTTGCATTTCAACATATTTAGTACGCACAGTCTGTCTTGCTGCTTCTGCTGCTGTTGCTTCAGAAGGAATAGTTGCTTTAATATCCAAAGGTGCAAACTCAGCAGACCGAGCAGCTCTCCTAGCATCATGGGCTATGTTCTTTGCCTTTGTGATGTCAATTACGATACCCATGTCCATGCTCCTCTAAATGTTCGGTCTGATGGAATGTCTGCAACATCCACAATCTTGAATGGCTTGCCTTCAGGAACATCCTTGGCGGCAATTTCCTCAATGGTTAAACCGCACTCAGCGGCTGGAATAATGACAGCCACACCACCATCGTCTGTTGGATAAATAATTCTTTGGTTCATTTTGTTCTTTCAGCGGAAAATAGAGACACAAACTAATGCTTGGTCTCTCAATGTTTGCGAAACAGAGAAATACCCAGTTTGCACTCTTACGCTTGTTGTAGAAAGCGCTATGGGATTAGATTGGTCGCTGGGCGTAGGCGATACGTAAGGGTAGTTAATTGCGCTTGATGTATTAACACCATAATTTACATCCGATATAGCAGTCGTGAAGTTAACTGTGTAATCACCAGTGCCGTTATCGGTAATACTCGACACATTCCCGCTTGCACGAATAGCTACAGTGCCTGTGCCGTTGAAGTTTACCCATGCACGGCAACCGTAAGCAGTGGCGGCGGAACCGTATCCTGAGTTAAACAACAAGTTGCCGCTGGAGTCGATACGCATACGCTCGTTTGCACCAGCCCGGATGCGAAAGTCATACAGACCGCCAGCATTTGTCGTGATTGTTTCAAGAGAAAACTGCACCGCTGGACTTGTTGTATCGCTTGATGCGAAATCAATACGACCAGTAACGTCATTTGCCGATTGAGATGTGTTGCTGTTACGCAGTGTTAATACACCGCCGCCAGACTGAGAAACTTCAAGCAAACTTCCCGGCGAAGCAGTACCAATACCTACATTACCTGCAAAATAGTTCTGCGCTGTTCCTGACGCATAGATGTTCCACTTGTCCGTGCCACTAGAAACAAACGATGCGATACCGTAATTGTTTGTTCCCTGAGTTTGGTTGGCAATGTAAAGGCCGTACTGACTGGTGATGGTAGAACCTGCGCCCTTGGTTACATCATCTACTTGATGACCAGCTACCAAGGTAGTGGTGTAGGAAGCTGCTTCTGTTGAAAGGGCGGTGTACGTGCCTCGAACGGAAGCTGTACCAGCTTGCGAACCAGTTACTCCAATACGAACACCGTACTGATTTGTTCCTGCCAAAGCTGAGTTTCTGACATACATTGCGGCTGCGGAACTCACGGCTCCTCCAGTCGCCATATACCCATTGACAGTCACAGTGTCTGTAGTTGCATCTCCAAGGGTAGTGTTGCCTGTGACATTTGCAGTGCCATTTACGGAAAGTGTTGAAGATGGAGAAGTAGTACCAACACCAACATTACCTGCGTTAGTAACAACAAAAGGTGTTGAGTCGGGGTTGGCAGCATCTTCAACTAATAAAGAATTGCCTGTTCCTGTATTGGTAATGCGTAAAGCGTCAGTAGACGAACTAGCAACAATTGTTGCACTTGAAATGTCTGTAATTGTTCCACCAGTGATGGCTACAGCATTAGCATTCTGAGTGGCAAGAGAGCCGAGTCCTAAGTTTGTTCTTGATGTAGATGCGCTTGATACATCAGATAGGTTATTAGCAGCAACCAGTGTCCCTGCACCGGAAACATAAGCAGCAACCCATGCACTGCCTGTGTAAACCTTCATAACAGCACTACCAGTATTAAAATACAGAGCACCTGTTAGCAAAGCATTGCCATCATTGTCTACTGTTGGGTCAGTAGTCTTTTCACCCAAATATTTATCATCAAAATTATCAAAAGCAGCAAGGGCTTGGTCTCTGGCAGCAGCCGAAGCAATAGCAGATGTGGCAGCATCAGTGGCTGATGTTGCAGCGTTAGAAGCCTGTGTGGTGGCTGTAGCCGCAGATGTAGAAGCCCCTGATGCGCTAGTAGCTGCATTAGATGCTTGAGTTGTCGCTATCCCTGCCTGTGTGGTTGCTGTCGAAGCTGAAGCAGCAGCATTGGTTGCGCTTGTCGAAGCATTGGACGCTTGTGTGGAGGCATTAGATGCTGATGTAGAAGCATTGGACGCACTAGTGGATGCCGCTGATGCACTTGTGGAGGCATTAGAGGCACTTGTAGCAGCCTCTGACGCGCTGGTTGAGGCCGAACTAGCCGAACTAGCTACGGACGCAACAGAGGCCTCTGCGGAGCTTGCAGAGGAACTGGCAGCAGATGCGCTATTGGCTGCGCTTGTGGCACTAGCAGCAGCTGCTGTAGCTGATGTAGCTGCAAGTTCTGCTTGAACGGTAGCAGCTGCCGTGAAGCCAGCAATGGTGCTCACTTCAATATCTGTTGTGGCATCTCCTCCACCACCGACACCACGGTAAATCGTGCATTTTAGATGCTTGTGTTTTGGAAAATCACAGAACAATTCTATTCCCCTTTTGTATGTTTGTTATGGCAGGAATTACCTGCAAGTTCCACGGAACGTGTAAACCACATACTTTCTTTCCTTTAAGCGGAACAATATGGTCTACATGATACTGCGAGTTCATTACACTTGAAGTCCACTGAGCTAATAAATATTCTGTCTGAATGTTTTTATAGTCTTCCTCAGTTAACCAAGGAGGAGAAGCATTTAACTTTCGTGTTCGATAGTTACTTGCTTTTGCACAGTTCTTACCTTTATTTAGTCTTACCCACAAACTGTTATATATTTTATTTGCAGCTTTTGCTTTATCTAAGTTTGCGTAATACCAAGTTGAGGCTCGTTGTTTTGCTTTTTCTCTGTTTTTAGCAGAATAAGCATTGTCCATAATCCTCTTACATTCTCTACATTCTGTAGAAACTCCATCATTTTTACTTTTGTTTTTTCCGTATTCGGTTAAGTTTTTTAACTCTCCGCAGCTATAACAAAGTTTCAAGAGCTGTTTCCTTCTTTTTGGCTTGTTTTACAGGCTTCTGTACAACTTCTTGTACAGCTTCTTCTTCAACAGCAGAATATTCAGCGTGTTTTAACATCTCTCTGATGTCTTGTTCAACCAAATATTCGTAAACTTGTCCGGTGTGTACACATTTAAATTTCATAGGTTCTCCTTTATGGAACGCTCTTATTAAAAGCCCTCTAAAAAGGAGAGAGTCCTTTTGAGACTCTCCCCTCTTGTCGCTTAGGCTGGTACAGCCAATGCAACAGCTGCGCCATCACGCAACTCTTTAACACCGTACAGGGTATCAGCAGTGAACAGAGTACCGAGGTATTCTTGTTTGTACTGAGTCTGTGAACGGATACCCATTTGCTCTGCAAGCACAGCGAAGTCTTTATGACCCATCAATGCAATACGGCAAGCGGTTGAGCCGGAAGCGGTGTCAGCGTTGTTGGTGACGAACACAGGAACGCCATAAACATTACCAACTTCACCGTTACGGATGACATTGCTAGAACCGGACTCACCAACGAAGGCTTGTTCAGTAAAGCGAGCAATACCCATCATGGTGTTACGGCTTGAAGGAGGAACAATGAGGAAGCGACCATCCATAGGAACATCAGCGTCATCAAGACGTTGAATACTACGGCGGATAGCAGCATCAGTGAGAGCACCCAAGCCAGTGTTAGCAGCAGCAACATAAGCAGTTGTACCGTCAGCACCGGAGAAAGCACCGGAGTAAGCAGTAGTACCGCCACCACCTTGAACACCACGGCCCAAAGCAACCAAATCGCTATCTACTTGACGAGCCAAGGCATAGCCAGCATCTTCAGTGTAGAAAGCACGGAGCGAAGACAATGCTTGTGTTTCCACAATGTCTTCAATCAAGCGGCTATATTCATAGTGCTTGTCGATAGTGACAACAACTTCGCTCTCAGTTGCAGCAATCAGTGTTACCTGAGTAGAAGCAGCTTTAGCAGAAGCAGAACCACGGGTGGGAGCAGGAATATGAACGGAGTCACCTTTCTTGCCTTTGAAGCTCATCTTTTTGATAAGGTTAGCGAGAACCAGATTCTTCTGGTAAGCAGCAACGATTTCATCCGACCAAATTGCGGGGATGAACGTTGCAGCAGTCGTCTTAGTGACGTTATTAGTACCGAGAGCCATATTTAAATTTCCTTAAAATTAATGTTATCACCTATGGCAGGAGCCGTAGGCGACTATTTGACCCGTCCTTCAGCATAAGCAGCCATAATGTCGTCAGACAAGGCTTCATACCTCCGGGGGTCAGTCATGCGTAGCCGAATGAGGTCAGCACGTCTATACACTTTCTGTGAAGTTTCTCCAGAACCGCCTGTGTCTACACCAACTGCTCTCAAGTTCTGTTTTAGGACTTGTTGTCCATCAGCACGAGTTTGTTGGCTTTTTACAGAGCGAATCTGTTTGAATGTTGAAAGAAGCTCGTCAGCAGCTTGCAGGTCATATTGAGCATCAGCTTGTGCGTATAAATTTAGTCGCACAGGCGAAGCCTTAACCCACTCAATAAACTCTCCGTCTTTTACTACTTCTGCCATGTCAGGGTGCTTTTTGTTAAGCATTTCCTGAGTACGCATATTTCGCATCTCTTGTGCTGCTTGTTTAGCGGCAAGCACATCGGGGTGTTTATCTACTGCATTCCGAACAGCCTTCTGGGGGTCTTCAAAGAAGTCGTATTCGTTTTCTTGTACAGAGTCTTGTTGCTTAGGAGCGAGTTGTTGTTTAATGAGTTCATCTGCGAGTTTACGAACCTCACCTACTTCTTGTGCCTGTCGCCCAATGAGCTTTTCAGCCTCTTGGTGCATCGTCACAATGTCCTCCAAACTCTTGCCCGAATATTTATCGGGAATCCGGGGCTTTTCAGCTACTACTTCCTCTACATTCTGAGAGTCAGTTTTCGTAATATCATCAAACTGTTCATTAGACAGTTCTTCTTGTTCAATCAGTGCCATGTATACCTTTCATCCTGCCCGTATGGGTTTTAGGACATTTAAATATGAATCCAGCTTGTGCTTATTCAGCGGCCTTCTTCTGTTCTTGTTTCTGTTTCTCTGCTCGCTTTCTTACCCAAGCATCTGCTGCTCCGGGGAAAGCTCCTGTAATGCCTTCAAGGGCAATGCGGGGCTTAGAAACAATCCGTAAAGCATCCTTGCCGCAGGTAGAACACCTGTCAGTTCGGATGGCTTCATCTACATACCGTTCAGTGATGTGTGAGTTGTCGCAAAGAAATTCAAATATTCGTTTCATTTACAATGTCCTCATACACTTCTTCACACATCGCCTTGCGGTTTAAAACTAAATCAATGATGTCCAACTGGCCTTGGCGAAACTTCAATTGTTGTTCGTCCTTCACCGTGTAGATGTTATTGATAGAGGTTTTAATCTTTTCAAAGTCCTCAATGAGTGCTTTCCACCCTTCGGTAGCCATCATTGAGAATGTTTCTTCGTAATATGTTTGTAACGCTTTGTCCATGTAGGAGCGTCCTTTCTGTTATTTTTTAATCATTTGTAGCTGTGCAATTCGTTCATTAGAGCGAATGTCAGCTTCTTTCAAATTTACTTGTTTTTCTTTCAGCATCATGTCAGCTAGTTTCAGACGCTTCTCAAAGTCTCCTCCGTTATCGAGGTTTGTAGAAGCTGCTGTAACCATCTTCACTCGTTGTTCAACAGGGAGAAGTTGTGTCTCCATCTGTGTCTTCTGAGCATCGGCTGCTTTAGACGCTGCGCTTGCTTGTAGGTCAGCTGTTTGAGCTGCTGCAAGGGCTGCTGCTGCCTCTTGTTGCTGTTGTGCTGCTTGGGTTGCATTAGGGTCAGGCTGACTCATCTGCTCAAGCGTAGACATAAGCTCTGCTCTGTTGGACAAGCTGCTGTTAGCAAGAATGCCTTTAAGCAATACAGGGAGAACAGGAGTGTTAGGGCCAAGCGTTTGCAAGAGACCAATCATCTGCTGCTGTTCAAACTCACGAGCCAAGATGCCAAGGGTGGCAGTTGGAATGAATGTGACATCAACTGACGGATAACGCTCAGGGTCAAACTGCATATAGCGGTAGGCAGCTTTATAGATGAAAGGCATCATAAAGTCTTCTTGGAAGTTCACCAAGGTACGCTTGTACTTCTTGATGATTCCAGCCATCGCCATCGACATTCCCTGAGAGCCACCTTCACGAGGCACATTGGAGGGAAGACCTGCACTATCCACTGTTCCTGTCGCTTGAAGCAACATTCTCTCAAAGTTCTGGGCTGCTGCTGGAGCATCCTGTGTGCTTTGACCGAAGTGGAAGGGGAACAAGATGTCAGCAGGAGGGCCGTTTGTCAGGAAGCTCTTACCGGGCTTAATTTCAAACTTAGCACCTCGTGGAAGCCGTGTAGCATCCATACCCATCATAGGGGCTGTTGTAAGGGCTACAGAGTCCATATGAGCACGAAGCTGACCGTCAATAGCCTTCTGCATATTGTAGGCTTTTTCAACCGTTCCACGCCCATAGAAGCGTCCCGGCACTGTATCGTCCTGATAAGCTACTAGCGGCCTATCCTTCATCATGTACGGGTTTTCTTCAGCCTTCAGGAGCATCGAGTCATTAGCAATGACAATGATGGCTTCTACCAGCTCTGAGTAGTCGTCAGCAAGAGAGTCTTCGGGGAACAAGT